TACACCACTACTAGGGTTATAAGCAGTACTACCAACTTTAACTTGCGTAACTGTACCAGTATTAGTAGTATAACCACTATCATTAGTTAATTCACTAACCTTAGTAGGAACTGTAATATTAGCGGTAGCATTAGTACTCTGGTTAGCAGTAAACGTTTGCACATTTGTACCATTCTTCTGAATAGTTAACGTACCATTATTAACAGTTGTACCCATTGGAATATCAATAATTGTACCGTCAATGTCAAAATGTCTTACTTCGCTCATTACTCCACCTTTTTAATTTCAATAGCTTCTCTTCTAGGCGAATAAATGTGATAATCGCCAGCAGTTACAATTTGCTGATAGTCACTAATTTTTGAGTGCAATGATAAGCGCTTATCGTTTGGATAGTAAATTACTTCTGTTATTTCTTCAATGGTTGTGCGTTTAACATTAGTATTTGCGCCAGTGAAAATATAAGCATTGCCCTCAGTAATATCAGAAGTTACGATATATAAAATATCATTAAGCCAGAGCCAATCTCCCTTGCTCCAATTCTTTGAAGCAGTAGTTCTAATACCGTCATCATTAGATGTGATATTATGCTTAATGTTATCAATGAAACTGTTGAACAGTTCTTCAAAGGTAACTTCTTCAACATTAGAGTTTTCAACAAACGTTGTACCAATAGGTATATCTACCATTGCTCTGTACAACTTATCTTTCCACCATAGCATAGTACCAGCAAGATACTCTTTACTAGCGTTAGTGTTGTCACCCTCATTGTTAGCACTTATTGCCCCTTGAATACCAGCAACAAACTGCCTAAGTATTTCTTCTAAGTGTTCGTCACTCAAACGCTCTTCAATTACACCATCAATATATGTAGGAATTTCATTGATAAATGTAACAAGTTCGTTTAACTTATGATTTAGCTTGCACAGCACTTCATAGTATGAAAGACTGTCATCATATACCAGAGGTAAGACTTTTTGACACCAGAAACGAAAGTGTCTAACATGATTGTCTAAATGACCCATTGTTCAACTCCTTTCAAATAATTTCTAATCTAATCTGCCAATATAATTATACTATATTTTCTCAATAATAACAATAGGGATAGAGTAATTAAACTCTATCCCATTGTTTCACGTGAAACATTTACCATAACTGTATAAACAAACTCTTAAGTTCACCTATAATCATCATATCAATATTAAGGAAAGTCTTTCTATACTCTTCCAACAGCTTTGAGTAACTAGCTCCACCGCTCTTACCTTTAACGTGGTGCAAATAGTCTTCAATATTCTTTATCGTACCGCTATCACTAGTATTTCTACTAGTTGAACCAGTATTTTCATACTCATTCTCACTGCTGGAAGTACTACTTGAAACGCTACCAGTCTTGTCATCAGTGGTATGCAAAGCAGTAGTCAAGTAATTAAGATTAGCGACACCATTTATACCACCCTCTGGTGTTTCACTAAAGTATTCCCAGTGGTCATTTTTATTTCCATCAGTATTACTCTCACTACCACTAGCATTGCCACTACCATTCTCACTTCTACTTTCACTCATTGTACCACTATTGCTATGCTCTCCATTATCAACTCTCTGGTAATCAGTAGTTAAATCTACGTCATAAAAAGGATTGAACTCTAGTGTAGCACTTCTATATAGCTGGTTGTAGTAAGGCATAATCTCATTCATTTTAGTTCTCAGCCAGAATTTCCATAACCCTACAGTCTCACTAGCAATTTCTCTAGTATAATAGTGCATGATGATTTTATTTTCCAGCACATTCCTATAACTTTCGTCAAAGATAGGAAAATCAAAATCAAATACTTTACTCCTACTTTTTTCAATTACATCATCAACATTACTAAGACCAGTACTTTCGTCATATCCAGCATAGTTTTCACATATAAACCTCAATTCAGTAGTATATTTGCTCATATCACATACCTCACTTTGTTCTTAAATCAATAGCCATATCGTGCTGACTACCATCACCAGTCTGACCACTAAACATAACTTCGTCATCAGCTTCTCTAAAGTCTTCTCTGTAATCAACTTCAATGTTAAGTCCAAACATTTTGTTAATTTTCTCAGCAGCGTCACGTCTTGCATTAAGTCTACTGTATCTACTAGCAATAGTACCGCCTTGTGCTCTTACAACTTCGTCAGCTACAAGTCTTTCTTTCTTCTGAATATTCAAGTTACTAATTCCCAGATAAGTAAGAGCTTCATTCCAGTACTGAACCTTAAGCTGGTACAACTTATCACTTACATAAGGTGCGTCAGTCTTAAGTACTCTTAAAGCGTCAGCATTAAAATCTTTATCTCCAAAAATTACTGGTGCATTTCCGTCCCATTCCTTGTACGCATTAAGTACTGTCAATCTCTGAGTCTCGTCTGACCTTAACAGAACTGGTGTCTTCTGTGCATTAGCGTTTACATCAATAATTCTATCTAAGTTGTACAGCTTCTTTGCAAACAGTACGCACATTTGATAGCTGTTTGTTCTTAAGCAGTTATTGTAAATAATAACACTGTTGTCAATAGTCAACGGATAGTTGTAACCACCATCAGCAAAAGCTCTTCTGTCAATAGGAACTCTGTACACATCAAGTCTGCCATTAGCAATTACTTGTAATGCTAAGTATTTGTCCATAGCATCGTCTTTAAAGAACACAGCTTGTCCATCATTAAAGAGAGTAAGTTCCAAGAACCTTGTATCAATACTGTCTGGTACATTCTTCCATTCAAACATAGTCATAGCAAGTTCCATTAAGCGTGATAGATAGAACCCATATGTACCGTTGTTCATTATTGCACTTTCGTCAAATATAGTTTTCTTATGTCTTCTGCTCATTATTGTATGCTCCTTATACTATAGGATTGTTGATACTTCCATTACTTGTTGATATTGCATAGTTACCAACGTTATCACCATTGTGCCAGAAAGTAATACCACCATCAAATATTTTGCCAATTGCTTCTTTACTTGAACTAGGCATATCACCAGCAATTACAGCACCGTCAGTTTGTACAAAGTTCCAATAGCTTCTTCCAGTTAAGTTAGGTTGTTTTACTTTATTAGTAGCATATCCATAGCAACTTAAGAAATCATCTAATCGTTTAATTTCTTCTTCTTTTATATGTACATGGTAAAAATAAAAATCAGCTTTTTTCAAACCATGTATAATGTTTGGTACTGACTCTCCAACAGTAAAGTTAGGTCTATAGGAAGCATCTTTCCACTGATAATCTATTTTATTTTTAGCTTCCATTATGTTAGCAGTTGTGTTCAAAACGCTTGATAGTGCATCAAGTTTTGTGGTAGCCACTTCGTCTCTTGTCTTTGCTAAAGTAGTAACACCCTTAATTATTGCACTAGGGTTCTTTAGCATTACACCACCAGCAACCATACCAGTAGCTAAATTCTTTTGAATATAAGCGTTAGCTAATTTACCGCCAGCGCTTATCATATCTGTACCAGTTTGTGCAATTTGGCTTGCACCTCTCAGCATAGCAATAGTGGTATCATTTTTAAGTCTGGTATCTCCGCCACTAGCTAACCAAGCTTGATAAGCGTCATAGTTAAAAGCATTTTTAGGAAAATTGTCCATGATAAGTTTAGCATCAAAGTTATCAGCTTGTCCATCATAGTAACGTGGAAAGCACATAATCTGTCCACCGCCAATACTTGTACCTACCATGTGAAATTCAATGTTAATGGATATGTTACCTAGTGCATCATGGAAGTTCTCCCATTTATAAGCATTAACACTTCCATCATGTGTTGAACCTAGTAAGTATGAAAATGGGTACATATGTAACTTATTATTCTTAGGTATATATCCATTGAACACCAGTTGCCTACTAAAGTTAATAGGGTATTCGTGCATGTCTCCTACATTTTCACTATTAAATATAAATGAAGGTACAGTGTACATAGATATAACGTCTTGTTCTTGTAAACCAGCGTCCCAACTTCCTAGTAATGAGCCTAGTTCGTTTATTACATCATTACAGTCGTTAGCATCATTCATAGGAAAATGTGAATATTGTGTACCGTCAAATAAACCTTGCTGATAACATAAGATGTATTGTCCTTGTACTGTTCTAGGCTTTCCAGTTGTCTTAATAACCAGCTCATTACTGCCAAAATAATCATCACCATAATTGGTAATAAGTTCTGCTGAGTATTCTTCACTACCAATAGGTTCATGCTCTAAATTAGTACCAAAAATATCATTATTAGTATGCTCTCTCAATACCATACATGGTCTAATTGAACCGCCTTGAATGAACCATGTTTGCATTACATCAATTTCATAATAAATAACAGCAGTATTTTCATTAACATAGTCAACACCCAGAACAAAAGCATAAAACCACTTACTTGCTGTCCTTGTATTTCTAAATCTCATATAGGTTACACCCAGCAACTCTGTAGCGTCAGCTTCAACTTTAACAGCTTCGCTTGTGTATCTCCTATACATCATATTGTTATAAGTCTTAAATACTTTGCCAGTGAACCAAGTATCTTGTGCTGTAGCATTGGCAAAATAAATTGTGTGTAAGTACCTATTGTCAAGGTTAATTCCTTTAAACAATTGCAAGGTACTATTTGGTGCTACATAAGCCATATCTTTTACTCCTTATTATAAAGTGAGGGCAGTACACTCACTAGCATACTACCCTCTATATGAAAGGAAGAACCAACTTTATTTGCTGAGTGTAACAGTGTCACCTACAGCAAGGTCAGCTACACCAACAGCTCCGCTACCTACATAAGTCTCTCCCATGTACTCATATGTAAGAGTAATAGTAAGAGGTGTTGTCTTTGTAGGAATGATGATAGCTCCGTAAGGGTGTACAGCAATACCGTCTTCTGTTGCCTGCTGGGTCTGTACAAACCTACCAGCTTCTCCATTGTTAAGAGCTGCGCTATCAGCAAGTTCAAGAGTAATAGCACTAGCGTTATCATCACTTGAAATATTTGTAACAGTGAAGTTGATACTTGCTGGTGCTGTAATTGTAGCGTTGGAAGTTACAAAAGCTACAGCGTTAGAGAACGGAGAAGTGGAAACTGTCTTCCATACGTTGTAGTTGTAATTCCAGTACATACCAGATGATACATAAACTTGTGTAAACCTATTGTTATTATCATAAACCTGAAACCACTCTTCGTCTACGATAATAGCTTTAACGTTTGCAAGAAGAGCAAGCTCGTCACTTGTTACCTCTTCAATCATATCACTATTTTCTCTGATAACTGAGAACCTCTCGTTATCAAAAGAAGTGAAGTCATCAATAAGGTACAGACTTCCCATGAATGTAGCCTTGTCCATATTGAAAGCACTTGCAAGTACATCAACGTCATACTGGGCATTAAAGTAGCTATCCATAAAAATAATCTGGTTGCCCTTATCTGTCTTAGTATGTACACCATTCATGTTGTACTTTGTGTGCAAGAATGTCATGTCATTAGATGTACCTCTGAACTGTACAGCTGCTGTCTTCATGTTAGTACCATCGCCAATAGATACTGGGTACATCATACCATGAGATACACCCTTGATAAGCAAGTACTTAAAGAGCAAGAACTCGTCGTACTCAGCACCATTGTAAACGCCATCAACAATTTTTGCGATAAGGTCACGCACCCCATCAACAGAAACAAAAGCCATTCTAAGGTCTTCGTCCTGTATTGTTACTGGGTACTGTACTCTCCAGTTCATTGTGTGGAAAGCGCTTCTTACGTCTGGAAGTGTACGCTTAAGTTCTCTTGCTTCTGCTTTTTCTGCTGAGAACTCTCTAGCCTTTGCTATCTCAACGAACACATCTTCGATTGTCTGACCAAACTCAAGATAGCCTTTCTTAAGTCTGTTGTAAGGGTTATTAAATGTTGCACTCTTAATTGCAACAAGAGCAATTCTGTTTACCAGAGCATTGAGGAACTGGTTAGCAAGTGCTGGGTAACCAAACAATACTTCTCCTACTGCTGGAATGTCATGCTCAGAAGTAATCTGAGGTACAAGAGACTGGTACTCATAACCAGCGTTCTGTCTTATAGTGTTGATAATGTCAACTGTGGACGCATTAAGCGTTGATACTGCAACTCGTTTAGCCATTGTTATTATTCTCCTTTTCTGTTGTACCAGTTGTAAACAACTGTTCAAAAGTTAATTTCTTAGGTTCTGTTTTCTCTTCGTTTTCTTTTTCCAAGTGCTCTTCTATTTCTTTATTAGCTTCTTTATTTGAGAAACGGTCTATGTACTTCTGTTTCCATGCCTTATCATTCTCTTCATACTTAGCTTTCCAGTCGCCAGCATTTGTGACTTTATCATTGAGGTCATCAATAGTATCACTAATGTCCTCTAATAAAGAAATATCATTGTCCTCTGTGCTGTCTCCTATTTTGTTTTTAATTGCTTCGATTATTTCTTCTTTAGTCTTAATCATATTCCTATCCTCTTCTATTCTTTATAACTGGGTACTCCCATATTGGCATACCTTTTTTACTGTATCTTTTGTAAGGACTGTCATCACCGCTTTCTGGTGGCTCTGGGTCTGGCTGTGGTGGGTCAACT